CAGCCAGTGCGCTTGCCGAGCGGATCGCCCTGGAGCCGAAAGCCCCTTGGGTCGGTACGGCTCGCCAGTTTGAAGGCTACGAGGATGACTACCAGAACGCCAACAGGAAGAACTTGCCGTTCCTGAAGTACAACGCCGACCAGACCGAGCAGGGTAACCCACTCCCCCCGCCCATGCGCCAAGGCCCGGGGCCGCTGCCAGCCGCTCTGTTCAGCCAACTCCAGACCGCCATGGGCATGTTTGAGAGCACCATAGGGATGCACGGCGCCGACCTCGGCCAAGCCGGCCCTGAGCGCACCGGAGCCGCTGTGACCGCCCGCCAGAAGCCCGGTGACGTTCGGACGTTCAGCTACATCGACAACCTGGCCCGGGGCATCGCGCACGGTGCCAAGATCAAGAACGAGATGATCCCCGAACTATACGATACGCCCCGCGACGTGCGACTACGTGGCCTGGATGACACCGAGACCTACCTGCCTGTCAACATGACGGTCAGGGACGCCTATAACGCCATACAGGCGCACCCCGAACGCTACAAGGGGATGAACACGACCCGTCTGGTCGCAGCCGGCCAGCGTGGCGGGTGGGACGCCAAATTCAACGACATCACAGCCGGTCGGTACGCGGTCAAGGTGACAGTCGGCCCATCGTACGCTACACAGCGCCAGGAGAGCAGCGAGTACATGCTGCGTCTAGTCTCGGCGCTGCCCAAGCAGATGGGTCTCGGTGCCGACCTGATCGTGGGCAACTCGGGTGTGGTGGGCGCCGATGTGCTGGCCGAGCGGATCAAGAAGACCCTGCCGCCGGGCATCGCCAAACCGACCCCGGGTGAAGAGCCGATGCCTCCGCAGCCACCCAACCCCATGGCACAGATGCAAATGGAGAAGGTCAAACTGGAGCAGGAGAAGGTTAAGTTGCAAGCCGCCAAGGTCGAGGTTGAGAAACTGAGGGTTGGCAAAGAGGCACAGGGCGAGATGTCGAGCCTGAGACAAGAGATACTGAGCGTGCTGGCCGAGTTACATGGTCACACACCACAGGCAGCAGCACAGCAGCAGGCGGTGCCGGCCAACGGGCAAGTATCACCATTCTAAAGGGATGCCGCCTATCGGGCAAGCAAGGAGAGGAAAATGGAAGTTACTGACGGGAGTGTGACCACCACCACGGAGCCTGTAGCACCTGTCGAGCCGGTAACCCCGGCACCAGCCGAGCCACCGACCGACCCTGCGCTCACCGACCCCCCGGCACCGGTCGAGCCACCCGCTGAGCCTGATAGCACAACGGGACTCAAGGCAGCGGCGGCAGCGGAACGGCGAAAACGACAGGAGCGCGACGAGCAGCTACGACAGGCACGCGAGGAAGCGGCATTTCTCCGTGGGCAACTTGCCGCAGCCACACCGGCACCGCCCGCCGAGCCGGTCGCACCGTCAGGTCCACCGGTCGCACCCAAGTCCGATGACTACGAGTCATGGGATGATTTTCAGGCAGCCGACCGTCAGTACATCGTCAAACTGGCCGAACACAACGTCCTACAGCGCATCGAGCAGCGCGACCAGCACCTGGTGCAACAGCGCACTCAACAGGAGACGGACACCAAGTGGGAGAAGCAGCGGGTCACAGCGGTCACACGCTACCCCGACTTCCAAGAGGTGATCAGCAATCCGGCATTCGGTCAGTCAGCCACCGTTGCCGAGGTCATCAAGTCCAGCGAGAACGGCGCCGACGTGGCGTACTACCTCGGGACCAACCTGGCTGAATGCAACCGCATCAACGCCCTGCCGCCGATCCAGGCTGCAATGGCACTCGGGCAGATCGCCGCCACCCTCGCCAACAAACCGGCACCGGCACCGCCCCGCGCAGTATCCCAGGCACCCGAGCCGATTGCCACGGTGCCATTGGGTGTAAGCCCACAACCGTTTGACCCTGAGACGGCTAGCTACAAGGAGTATGTCGCACACCGCCAAGCATCAATGAGACCTCTACGCAGGTAAAATAAAAGGAGAAATACCATGGGTAGTAACGTAATTTTAACGGACGCGGTGATCGCGAAAGAGGCCATGATGGAGTTTCAGAACACCATCGGCTTCCTGAAAGGCGTTCGCAAGCAGTATTCCAGCGAGTTCGCTCGTTCCGGCGCTCAGATCGGCAACACGATCAACGTCAAGAAACCGAAACGCTGGACCGTCCAGCAGGGACCGGCCATCGTACCGCAGGGTCAGACCGACGAGACGGTACCCCTGACCCTCAACCGCTTCTGGACCATCCCGATGTCTTTCAGCGATGTCGAGCGCACACTGCACATCGAAGAGTTCCGTAAGCAGTACATCGTGCCGGCGATCAGCAAGATGGCATCGCAGATGGACCTGGAGTGCCATGTGGCTGCCTGCACCGGTCTCTACCCGACCGCCAACAGCCTCGGCTCCTACGCCTGCCCGGGCGCCGGCCCGATCAACACCGTCATCGGCACCCCCGGTACCACCATCGGCACGGCGGGCTGATCGGCTGCGGGTCTCTTGCAGTACAATGCGCCGACCGCATTCCTGAACGCCGGCCTGCTGCTGGACAACCAGTGTGCCCCGAACGACGGCAACCGTCACATGGTCCTCAACTCGGCTGCACACGCCAGCTCGGTCGCCAGCCTGTCGGGCCTGTTCAACCCGCAGGGTCTGATGGCCGAGCAGTACCGCAAAGGATACCTGGGTGATGCTCTCGGCTTCCAGTTCGCCAAGGATCAGAACGTCTACTCCTTCACCAGCGGTACCCGCGCCATCTCCGGTGCCGAGACCACCACCACGGTCGCATGGACAGCCGGTGCAACACCCTCGGCAACCATGGTCTTCACGGCGGCTTCCGGCGACAACACCAAAACCCTGGTCCCGGGCGACGCGTTCACTGTCGCCAACGTCTACGCGGTCAACCCCGACAACCAGCAGAACACCGGCATCCTGTACCAGTTCGTCGTGGCCGAAGCGGTCACCCTGGCAACCGGCGCCAACAACGTGGTCGTCAGCAACCCGCCCAAGGTAGTCGGCCCGACTACCGCATACGGCACCGTAGCCGTTGTGGCAACCAGCGCCACCGCAGCCGTGGTGTTCACGACCGGCGCGGCATCCACGGTCAGCCCGCAGAACATGGCTTTCCACGAATCGGCATTCACACTCGGTACCGCCGACCTCCCCATCGACATGCCGAACTGCCGCGCAACCCGCGTCAGCGAGGAAGGAATCTCGATGCGAATCGTTACGGGTTATGACATCATGAGTTCGGCTACGATAACGAGATTGGATGTTTTGGGCGGATTTGCTGTACATCGGCCAGAATGGGCCGTTAGACTTGCCTCATGAGTAAGTAGTTGATTTACTTAGGTTTTCTCCGAGCAGCACACGCCAGTTTCATGGTTTCAGCATTGGTCATGGGTGGGGTAGTCAGACTTTTAGTAACATCCCATTTTCGGACCTTAATACGGTCCCATAGGGTGCCAACGGTAAGTCCGACTATCTCCGCCCATTCCGTGAGACACTTTGTCTCCCCGTTGTAAGTAAGAAGAGTGTTAGTGGATTTATTTCGGGAGTTTTCAGAATGGGTCACCCATCGACAGTTAAAAGGCCCATAATCCCCATCGTTGTCGATTCGGTCGATCTGGAGACCAACAGCGTGGCCGTAATGCATATCCTCAAGAAATTTATCCATATCGTGCCAGTCTGGGCACACAGATATGCCCCTACCGCCGTACCGGGTGTATCTCTTGTTTGTAGGATCGTAGCATCGGTTCATCATGTTTCGCCACACTATAAACAGGGGTTCGCCCCACCGACCGTGTTTTTTACGGGAGCAGCCACAACTGATAGCGGGTCGGTTTTTGGTCCTCAACTGATTGACACGGGTGATAAAACCAGTCACACCACATTTGCAATCGCACCGGGCGATGTAGTTGTACGTCCCCTCAATAACGTAAGTCTCTCGGACAGTGAGACCGCCGTACACTTCACCGGGTTTGATGCAGTCAAAATCCTTCTGGACAAGTCTCTGGTCTGGTTTAAGTTTCATTTTCAATCCTCCTTTGGGGTGTGTGGTGCGAATGTTTTGTACCACACAGTAAGTTAACTTGCAACACCTTTTCGTCACTCTAACCGATTGACCACACAATAAGGAGAAATAACCATGTCTCTCGATTCTACCACATTCGTACAATACGGCCCGCTGTCGGGCACCCTGCCCATCGGTATGCGTGCTGGTGCTGATCAGGCAGCCGTCACCACGACCGCAGCCACCTCGACCACGCCGTTCGGGTTCGGTGCAGCGGCCCAAGCCGACGCAATCGTCGCACTGTGCAATGAGATGAGAGCAACCCTGGTTGCGGCGGGTCTGATGAAAGGCGAGGCGTAGTATGCCGCCTAAACTTCCGACGATCCAGAACCGCAAACCCAAGGT